GTTCATGTTGAAGGGCAGGAGATCACAGGTCACTCCACGCATTGCAAGCTTTGCGGCGGAGCAAAGGCGAGGAGGATTCAGGGCCAAGGCGGCGCCTGTGTAGTCCGCCCAGGTTTCCGCGGTAGATGCGAGATCCGGCATGTATGTTAGCCGGGACATCTCTACAACACCCGTGGTTGTCTGGAGGGCCTCCCCGTTCATAACCTGAATTGTCACAGCGGACGGCACCATGGTTCCTTCCGTTGTTGGATTGGCGTCCTGCGAGTAAAGTCTTGCGTTCCCACTCCCAGAACCGGCACCGTTGACCGGGAGGGTCCAACCAGCAACATCCTCAGCGGCGATGGCGACAACAGTCGACCACACGCCGGCAGCCTGATTTTGGCCGAGGTGCATGACGGGACCGCAAAGCACGGCTTGGCGGTCCGTCGTAAAGCTGCGGGTGATCCTCAGGGGAGTATAGGGTCCGACTGAACGAGGCAAAGGCATGTGGAGCGGCGACAGCGCACACATGGCACGCCGGGCTGATCTTGCAGTCCATCGTTGAGGAGTTGCTCCTCCGAAGGGTCTGGTTGGAAAAGCTCCAACACCTTGCTCAATGCCTGTGAGGCCACGAGTCCGAGCAGAACGTCTAGGACGTCTCGGAGCTCGAGGGCCGGCATTGACAGTCTCGTTGACAGTCACCCGAGGGACAAAGGGGCGCACAGAGCGCTTCGCAGACTTAACTTTAGAGTGAGCCATGATGCCTAGGGTCCAAACCTGGACGTGCGCAACACCGTCTGATGAGCCACGGAAGAGAGAAAGAATCCGTAGGCATTTCGGGCCTTGTTTGTGTGTCGCTGGCCCTCATCAGTTGACGGGCGACTAGGCTGAAACCGCAGGCGCGTGGAGACCGAGTGTATAGTCCCACGTGCTAGGGTTCCTAACCAGGGTGGTCCGCTTTTTGGAGCGGAACCGGTTGAGTTGAGAGCGACTGAGATGTTTAACAGTCCAGCCCTCCTCTTCGCGCAGCCTCGCAAACGGCGAGTTAGCGTACACCTGGTAATGGAGAAGACCCGGCGGTCCCTCTTGTTCTGGCAACTCACTCTTCTCTGTCATTTCGCTTTTGCGCACCAAGCCGAACCTGTAGGTTCGATTCGAGTTCAAGATGGGAACATCACGTCGATAATTGGCCTTCTTGATGCTCACGTGCACTCCCGACAGTTTGGCGGAGGAGAGGGAGCAGTCGGTACAAGCCTGTCCGACCAACTTCTCTTCATTTCCAGCCCAGTCCGCGAAGTGCTGTTGAGCTAAGAAGGCTGCCAGTTGCTTCTGAAAAGGGGTAAACTTTGGGTTAAGCCCAGGTGGGGCTTGAACACCGAGCCCTCCCAATTCGCAGGCAGCAAAGATATTGACGTTACCGTTCCTCGTGAGTTCTTTGACCGAGTCCATGTTGTAGTGAACGAAGCGACGGAAGGCCCTTTCAGGGTTTATCGCCTCGTCGAGAATCAACTGGAGGTTAGCCGAAATGGGCTTCGCTCGGTTTTCTGGGCGGACACAGGCACTTGGAATAAGAAGACCGGGATTGAGAAAGCCGATCTTCCGAAGACGCTTGGACCTGTCGTTCCAGACAAAGGACTCACTATTCACAGTCAGGAAGTCGCGGGAGATGTAATTCTTCCCGACGGACAAGGTGAAGCCGACGGCCTTGATCCAATTCTGCCAAATGGAGTAGAATTCATCATTCGACCTGAAAAGGATGTCGTCGCCGTTCACGAGAACCGGAAGATCGGAGATATCAACACGCCGACCCAAGTACTCCTCCAGTGCAGCCCAGTACGCGACAAGATTGATCGCGCACAGTATAGGAAAGCTCAGGGGACTGCCCATGAGCTGACCATTCTGCATGAGGAACGGTCTGGCGTCTTCAGGATTGGCGAAGTAGGCGGACTCAGCCTGGTCATAGCTTACTCGGTGGTTGCCGAGCACAGCCATGAAGACTTTCCTTTCCTTCTCCGTCGCCCTGATGGAATCGCAATACGATGACATCGCCATGCGATTGATCTCCTGTCCGAGTCCATCCGTAGCCGCAGAGTAGTCCCCACTGACCCACTTGTCGAATTCAAGTCCGAGATCTACAGTTTTGTCGTGGATCCAGAACAAGTCATCGGAAGTGAGCGGTCTTCCTATCAACCGGAATTGGTCGTAGGAGTCGTGGAGATGACGCCACATTGACTTTTGGGCGCATGCGGATGCCGCGTAGGCAATCGGATTTCCTGCTGTGATCAGTCTGCATTTCAGAGGCTCCAGAATCGGCTTGACGCT